TCGTATTACACTGGACGGCAAGTTTCCCCCATACGCCACGCCAAAAAGTCCACAAAAGGCGTAGTATATAGGTTATAAGCGGTTTTTTCTGTGTATAAGGACAGCATATCCTTTGTTTGTTGCCGTTTGCGTTTTTCTTTTTGTGTGTGTGAGAGAGGGTCTGTTTTTTTGCTTTGCTCTTTATGTATACGCAGGGCGTGTGCGTTGCTCTCTTTAAGTTCCACGCCTAGCCACACCCAAAGCACCACCACAAGCACCACCACAAGCCACACAGAGCCACGCACAGCCACACCAACGCACCAACGCAGGGCAGAGGTCACGAGGGTTTGAGTGAGTAATGTTACACTATTAGATGAGAGCAAAAAAAAGATAACTATGGGTATCTCTTTAAGTATCTCATTAAGTATAAACCAAAGGTTAACCAACAGAGAGCAAAGGATAATATTCATTACAATGATAACAAGGAAAGAGTGGTTGAAGAGTGAAGCAGGTAAACTCTACAAACAAAGAACCAATAAGAATTATAGACAAAAGAAACAACAGACAAAGAAGGACAATTTAAAAGTAAATAAATCTTTTGAGTTTCACTTTCCTATTGGTATCACTTTAAAAGAATAACTATTCACGCATACAATCTTATTCTATCCCACATAATCTTTTAATATCCCATTATATCCTTTAATATCCTATAAATAAGGTAAAATAAGGCTTATTTAGCTTATATAAAAAAAAATGAAAAAAAGTGAAATTAACTGTTGCAATCCATAAATGCATAGTTTATAGAGAAAATAGTTACTTATTTTTACTGGTTTTTATCTACATACAAAAATCAAGAGCCACACACGGTTATGCCTCTGCGGATAGAGGCTCTCTGGGCGAGTTGATAATCTCTAAGGTGTGTGGAAAGTCCTCCAAAGCTGTAAGCGGTCACTAGCGTGATGTTACGGACAGCTTAATTTTTTATATTTTTTTTGTATGGCGTTTAATACGTCACTGACGAGGACACGCAGACGCACAGTCCGAAACAATCAACAATCAACTAACGGAGGACGCTATGTCATTCAAACAATTTAACATTTATAACAGAGTACACGCACCAGACTACGCAAACACAGGAGCAAAGTCATACGGCACTAACTCATTCACTACAACAGAGGTTGTTGTGGGGACGAGTTCAAGAAACTCACACGAGTTTTTAAAGCATGAAACAAAAAAAATAGTAAATGATGACGGCACTATGACTTTTGAATTTTGGCTTGATGACGCATTAATCAAAGAATGCGTTTACGACATCAAACAGAAAAAAGTTATTTCAAACACTACTTTGAATAGTACGAGAATTACAACAAAGGCGGTAGCGTAATGTTAAGTAGTTTTAAATTATCATTAAGAAGGTTTTTATATAACTTTCATTTAATGTTCACAGCAAAAAGAGACTATGAAAAACAGGTCAGACTTATAGTCAAGTATGACCCTTTAAACATCTTGAATTAATAAACAGACTTTAAGCCTATTCACTGAGTAGGCTTAGAGACTTTTTATAAAGTCAAATCAACAATCAACAAACAAAGGACGGTATGTTAAACACTAAACAATTAAAACAAGAGCCATATCAGAATGGGTTTCCAACTGTAAAAACTGCTTTGGAGTTTGGACAGGTTAGAGACCTTTTCAAGATAGTTGATGATTTAGTACAAATCAGAAACAATGCTATGTTCAACACTGTTGAAGATGAAAACAAGTTTAATTTTATTTTATCTGAATTACAGTTTTATCATAGAGAGATAGATTACGCTAAACTTATCGAAGAAAAGAAAATCTTTAAATATTAAAAACAGACTTAAAGCCTATCCAAGCGGTAGGCTTTGAGACTTTTTTTATAAAAGTCAAATCAACAATCAACCAACGATAGGAGTACCACACATGCAAATTGCAAAATGTGTTCAAAAGATACAGAGGGCAGAGAATGCCTCCAAGTATCGAGACGAGACCGAGAAGAAAAAACACTTTGAGGACTACCAAAACGCACCACAAGAGCAGAAACTTAAAATGTTTCATAATGCTATTGCTGAAGGTTGGATTAGCTAGTGAAACAACTTTCACTATTTAGTCTTGAAGAGTTGGCGGAGTGCTACATGGCAACGAAAGCTGTCAAAGCTGTAAGAGCCTCACTGCGTCAACCTTCAAACGTGATAAAGTTTCCAATTAAAAAAGTCAGCTAATGACTTTTGTATGGAGACACCCTTCTTATTATGCGGAGTTACAAAAAAAGCAAAAAAAGAAGAGGAAAAAACAAGGCTAAAGACTAGCCAACAATTAACGCCGTTTGGTTCTAGGACTAGACGGCGTTTTTATTTAATCAACAATCAATGGAGCAAAACATGACTAAAAAAATATACATGAGTGACGAGGACAAAATGATGAGGGATAAAAGCCTCACATGGTCTAAACCTGCAATAGTAACAAGTAAAGACTATTTAAAAGCCCAATTTGAAAAACTTAAAACTACAAAATATGGTTTTAGTATCAAAATATTTGATGGTGAAGGCAATTCAACTAATCAAATGGAGCTGACACCCAATAGAGTAGATGAGTTAAAAGAAATGTTTGATGAAAGTGAATTGCTACAATTACAACAATAATTATGTCAGGCTTTAAATCTTATAAAATACGAGACGGCGTTCACATTCCCTCAGAGAAATACAAAGAGAATTGGGACGCCATCTTTGGCAAGAAAAAGAAACCAACCAAAGGACTAGACGGTGAATTGGAAATTAAAATACAAGATAATAGCGTTCCTGCTAAAAACAAGAACTCTAAAACAGTATGACGAACTGACATCACATCAAGTGGCATATAAGGCGGTACAGTTGATAGACAATATACTCAACGCAGAGACACCTCCTATTATTGCACTTACAAATGAAATCCAAAAATCAACTGAAGAGCAAAACTGACGAGGCTTTAATAGCCGAAATGCCGTCTAAGGACTAGACGGTGTATTTTGCATGTTAATAACGCATTATTTCCTGCTGTACATACTATGTGCGACAGGATAGCATAAGCAAAAAGAAAGGAGAAATATGTCAATACATTGTACTCAATTAGCCAGTAAAAAACTGCGATTAATACATAAAAGTGTTTTGAATGGTAACGGTTGTTACATTCATAATAAACAAAATGCACCAAATATAATTTAACAAAAGGAATACTATGACAATAAATTTTATTCTTTTTAAAGTCTATATTGAAAAATATAGTAACTGGAGTAATTTAAAAGTGAGTAAAAATAAATACGAAACTATAATAGATTTTGGAAAATATAGGTTGTATTTATCGTAACTTTAACATAGTGCATTCGAATGTACTGTGTAAATACAAGAAAGAGAGAAAGAAATGATGAGTAGCGGATTAAATCTATTAAAAATAATAGAAGAAATGCGAAAGTTTGATACACAAATTGAAGCACAGGCTATTGCTGTGTTTTTATTTGTTGCAGTTCATGGTGGAAAAGAAGGCGTTGCCATGCAAACTATAAGTGACGACCTAGACATATCTCAATCTTCAGTGTCAAGAAATGCGTACAAGTTAGGAGACATTAACAGACACAAAAAGATTGGCGTAGGTCTTTTAGAGACTTTTGAAGACCCAATGGAAAGACGTAGAAAATTAGTACGTCTTACAGCAAAAGGTAAAAGGGTACATAGCACTCTTTTAAGTTGGGTCAAATAACAATGAAAAGCGGAGGTAAAAATGCAACAACGAAATATAAAGTTGTTAACGGAGATACACCGCAAATTAACATTGAAAGGTTGGGAAAAGTTGCAATCTAAACGAGCCGAGAAAGTTATTGAAATGCTTGGTAAGGGAATGCTTGTAACTGAAGTTAACGATACCCACATTGGAAACCTTGTGGACACGTTGGAGGACAGAGGTTTTGCTCCTGCAACTATCAATCGTTATCTTTCATCAATCAGTAAGATGTTAAGATTTGCTAATCAGAGACAGTCTATTTATCATCTTGATAGAATGCCTCATATTGAATGGCAAAAAGAAGACAATGGTAGAGAACGATACCTTGAACCAATGGAAGAAAAAGAAATTATCAGATTATTAACCGAGTGGAATATGGTTAACTATTTGGAATTTTATTTGTTTCTAATTGATACAGGTATGAGACTAGGCGAGGCGTTATCTATTAAGAAGTTAATGGTGCATAACAACAATGGAAACTATGTTGTTAACTTACCTGCTAGTGTTACCAAAAATGGTGAACCTAGAGGTATACCGCTAACAGAACGTGCTAAGTCTATTGTTCTTAAATTGTTAATAAAAGCGGAAAGAAACGACTTTGTGTTTTCACATTTAAAGTATTGGACTTGTGAGAATACTTGGAGACGTTTAAGAAAAGCAATGAACCTTGAAGACGACAAAGAGTTTGTCATTCATTGTTTAAGACACACTTGTGCAACACGTTTGGCTCAATCTGGTAAGGTTGAATTACACATGATAGGTCAAATGTTAGGTCATAAGTCGTGGAAGATGATAAAGCGGTACTCTCATTTAATACCAAATAATCTAATGGGAGCAGTAAATGTATTAAACGGAATTAATAAATCCGCTTAAACATAAGTTGTGAGTAGAGGATAGTTGATAAGTGAGTAAGAGTAATACTAATAAAAGTGACGTAATTACTTGTGCATAGATACAATAGGATTTGCAATCCTAGTGTTCATACCTGTGTTGCATAGTAAAATCTTTAATTAGTTAAGTAAACTCAACAACTATTCTCTACCACAAGCAAAACAAAATAGCAAAGGAGTGAACCTAATTTGTAGGTCATTCCGCAGTTGCATAATCAATCAACAGGAGAATACATGAAGATATTAGAAATAATGCCGACCTATCAAGACCAAGTGCAAACTGAAAAGATGTCTGCCGAACTTGGAAAAAATCGGACAAATAAGAGGAGGCTCTCACACATTGAACGTGAAGAAGAAAGCGTCACATCTTACGGAAAAGTCATAGTAGCAAATACGATACGTCCCCTTGCAATAGCCATTGCTGAATGGGTTGAACTAGCGTTACCAGAGGTTCATTCTAAAACACCCATTGCTCTCAAATACATATCCCAAGTAGACCCAAAGATAGTAGCATTGATAACTGCTAAACATGTAATCAATACTATTACTAATACTAAAAATCTGACTGCCTGTGCCATCACTTTAGGTGGTCGTATTGAAACTGAAATTAGTCTTAAAAACTTTAAAGGACTAAACCCAGAGTTATACGAAACTGTTAAAAAAGATTTAGATAAAAGGTCTTGGAACTATAATTACAAAAGAAGAAAGTTAAGAGAAAGTGCCAAGAGAGATGAAGTTATGAGGTGGGAAGAATGGACTACCACTGAAAGACTGCATGTAGGCATGGAGCTTGTGTCTTTATTGATTGAGAGTACAGGTCTTATTGAAATAGCTACTGAACAGCATAAGCATAAAACTGTCAAAGTTATTAAACAAACAGCCAAAACTAAAGACTGGATAGATAATCGTAATAAGTTTAACGAGCTATTAAACCCAGAGTATTTAATGATGGTAATGCCTCCTAAAAGCGTTGTAGACGGCAAGGTAACAGGGCATGGGTACTGGACATCAGAAATGCCAGAACTAGACCTAGTTAAGCAAAAAGGTAAAAAGTTTAACAAAGAGATGGAAAACTGTGCTATGCCTGAAGTAACCACTGCGGTCAATCTTATGCAAAGTACAGCCTATAAGATTAATCCATTTATTCTATCAGTTATGCAGAATGCTTGGGACAAAGGATTATCTATTGGAGGTATGCCACCAATTAAGAACCTTGATTTACCTAACAAACCACATGACATAGAGACTAACCCAGAGGCACTAAAAAAGTTTAAGAAAGATAGTGTTATTGTCCACACAGAGAATAACCGAATGGTATCTAAAAGACTTTTGTATGCTAAAATTATATGGTTGGCAGAGAAGTTCAAAGACTATGCTACGTTGTATTTTCCATTACAATTAGACTTTAGAGGTAGAGCTTACTGTGTACCTGCTTTTCTTAACTATCAGTCTATTAATGGTGCAAAAGCATTGCTTAATTTTAGTCAAGGTAAAGCTATCACTAAAGAGAACAGAGGTGTCTTTTGGTTAGCAGTACATGGTTCTAATATGTGGGGTAATGACAAGGTATCATTTGAGGATAGAGAGAAATGGTCTTACGATAATCTACAATGGATAACTGAATGTGCTGAAGACCCTATTGCTAATAGACAATGGGAAGACGCAGATAATCCTTTTCAATTTTTGGCATTTTGTGATGAATGGAAAAGATACCAAGAAACAGGTGATGGGTTTGTCTCTCATATACCTGTTAATGTAGATGGCAGTTGTAATGGTTTACAAATCTATTCATTGTTATTGAAAGATAAAGTTGCAGGTAAGCTAGTTAATTGTTTGCCTAGTGAAATACCGCAAGACATCTACCAATTAGTAGCTAACGAAGTAATTAAAACTTTGAAAGTGAAAGCTAGTGAGGGAGACCCATTGGCACAGAAATGGTTAGATTATGGTGTTAAGCGTTCAACTTGTAAACGACCTATTATGACAATCTGTTATGGGTCAACTAGATATTCTTGTACTGACTTTGTAGTAGAAGATTTAACTAAAAGAAAAGACAAAGGAGAAATGCACCCATTTGATGACATGTTTAAACCTGCAACATATCTGTCTAAAATTATTTGGGCAAGTATAGGTGAGAACTTAAAATCTGCTAGGGTTGGTATGGACTACTTACAAAACAATGCAAAGGTAATATCAAAAGAAGGAATACCTATTCACTGGGTTACACCTGTGGGCTTTCCTGTGTTTCAATATTACCCAGAAATGAAAAGTAAAAGAGTACGTTCTCATTTAATGGGAGAGGTGTTTGCACCGCAAATAAAAGAAGAGACAAAAGAAACTGACAAGTTAAGAAGTAGAAATGCTGTTGCGGCAAACTACGTTCATAGCTTGGATAGTGCTTGTATGATTAAAACTGTTAATATTGCAAAAGCAAAAGGTATTGATAATTTTTGTAATGTGCATGATAGTTTTGCAACACATGCGTGTGACGTTGATAAGCTAAATGTATCTATCAGAGAAGCCTTTGTAGAAACTTTTAGCAAAGACTTGTTAGGCAAGTTTAAGGAAGATGTAGGAAGATTGCTAGATGAGGAAACTAGAGGCAAACTACCTACAATCCCTGATAGTGGAGACTTGGAGTTAGATTTACTGTATCAATCCAAGTTTTTCTTTGCCTAAACCTATGCACACCTGCATAGTAAAGTTACACTATTAGTAAATCAACAATCAAAAGAGAAAACACAGAGAACAACAACAATAAGGAAAACTATGAGTAAACAAACATACAACAAAATTGTAACACCTGTAGGTGTATCACAGTATTGTTGGTTAAATACGCCTGACATTAAATTTGATAAAGAAAATGGGGGTCACTTTAAGACTAACCTAATTCTTAAAGGGTCAGACGCACAATCACTTATCAAGTCTATTAAAGACGAGATGAAAACATCTTTAGAAATGGCAAAAGAAAAATCTAAAGGTAAAGAACCCAAAACAGCAAACATGCCTTTTGAAGAAGAATATGTTGAAGAAACAGTTGATGGTAAAAAAGTAATGAAACCAACTGGAAACATTATTTTTAAATTCAAAGCTAAAGCAAAAATTATGATGAAGTCTGGTGACGTAATAGACATCAAGATACCAATTTTTGATAGCAAAGGAACACCTATGAAAGAGCAAGTATGGTCAGGTTCAGAAATGAAAATTTCTGCTGACATGATACCTTACTACACCGCAATGGCGGGTGCAGGTGTTTCATTGAGATTAAAGGCAGTGCAAATAACTAAATTAGTTGAAGGCGGAGCAGGTGCAGGAGCAAAAGGGCATGGCTTTGAAGAAATTAAAGATGGTTACGTTGCACCAGAAGTAGAAACATTTGAGAATGAAGTACAGCCGAGCAACACTGACTTCTAATCAAGTAGGACTTAAATATGGTTTTAGGTCTGGGCTAGAAATAGCTATCTCACAAGAGTTAGACGCTAATAGTGTAAAGTATGATTATGAGAAGGTTAAATTAACTTATGTTAAACCACAGAAAGCTCATTCTTATACCCCAGACTTTTACCTTAAAGAACAAAACATTTTTATAGAAACAAAAGGATTGTTTACATCAGCAGACAGACAGAAAATGCGTCTTGTCAAAGAACAACACCCAGAGAAAGACATTAGATTTGTCTTTAGTAATTCACGAAGCAGAATATCAAAAAAGTCTTCAACAACTTACGCTATGTGGTGTGACAAGTATGGTTTTAAATATGCTGACAAACATATTCCATTGGAGTGGTTAAATGGACAATAATTACAGAGCAAGAACCGATTTTATTGTTGTGCATTCAACTAAAACAAAATCTAATCAAGACTTAAATGCAAAGGATATAACTTTGCTACATAGGAAAGAAGGTTTCTTTCATAACGCTTTTCATTTTATAATTAAAAGAGATGGTACAATAGAAGAAGGAAGACCAGAGGATATGTCTGGTGCTATATTGCCTATAAACCAACCTTTAATTACTAACCAAAATTCCATAGCGATAGCTTTAGTCGGCGGATTAGCTGATGATGGAAAAAGTCTCGACACTAACTTCACATACCTGCAATACGCATCTTTGCGTGAACTTGTAAAAAGGTTGAAAAAGAAGTACAAAGTTGAGGTAGTGGGTTGCAGAAATGCAATTAACTCTAAATCGTGTATGTCTTTTGACGTACTGTCGATTGTTGATTGAGACGCTTCTAGTTAGAAATAGCTAGAGGCGTTTCGTATTTATGGGGTAATGGAGGGAGACTGAAGTTACTCCAAGCCAGTGGAGGCAACGCCCAGAATTGAACTGGGATAGGTAGATTTGCAATCCACTGCGTAACCATTCCGCCACGTTGCCAAAATTTCTTAAATTAAAAATCAAATTATTACATTATGAACCAAACTGAAAGCGAATTTTTATATCACACATCTTGTGACAACTGTTCCTCATCAGACGCAAACTCTGTTTATTCAGACGGACATGCGTTTTGTTTTTCATGTAACACAACCACACAAGGACAATCAACAATGGAGTTAACACCAATTACAAAACAAGAAAGTAATTTTATCAAAGGCGAACACTTGCCTCTTAATAAAAGAAAAATTAATTTAGACACAGTACAAAAATATAACTATCAAGTAGGTTCATGGTTTGCACGTCCATGTCATATTGCTAATTATTATAATGATAGCAAAGAATTAGTTGCACAAAAATTAAGATACCCTTCCAAAGATTTTCAATGGTTAGGCAATCCAAAAGAAGCAGGATTGTTTGGACAAGAAACTTGTAGAGGTAAAGGCAAATACATAACTGTTACTGAAGGTGAGATAGATTGTTTATCAATTAGTCAAGCCTTTGGTAATGATTTTGATTTTGTCTCTATTAAAACAGGTGCGGCAGGTGCAAAAAAAGATATTCAAAAATCACTCGAATTCTTGGAGGGTTATGAGAATGTTATCTTTATGTACGACCAAGACGTACACGGCGTTGAAGCGGCAGTGGAATGTGCAAAACTTCTAACTCCCAACAAAGCCAAGATAGCTTCTCTTCCACTCAAAGACGCTAACGAAATGTTGTTAGCAGGTAAAACAGATGAACTTAAAAAAGCTATGTGGAATGCAAAACCATATAGACCTGATGGTATTGTTTTAGGTTCAGAAATCTTTGATGACATAATGAAAGAAGATAAGTATGTCACTGCACAATACCCTTTTAAATCTCTTAATGATAAAACACATGGATTAAGAAAAGGTGAACTAACAACTATCACAGCAGGTACAGGTGTAGGTAAATCATCTTTCTGTAGACATGTTGCATTAGATTTATTGAAACAAGATTTTGGTGTTGGTTACATTGCATTAGAAGAAAGTATTAAAAGAAGTGCATTAGGTATTATGGGTGTACACCTGAAGAAACCTTTGCATCTAACAAGAGAAGGAATAAGTGAGACACAACTACAGGAAACTTTTAAATCTACTATTGGTAATGGGAATTTTTATTTATATAACCATTTTGGCAACACAGTCGCCGATAGCCTTCTTAACAAAATAAGATACCTAGCAAAGTCATGTGAAGTAGACTTTGTAGTATTAGACCATTTACACATGGCATTGTCTGCACTTGGAGACGAACACACAAGTGATGAAAGAAAACTAATTGATTACTTTGTAAGTAAATTAAGAACACTTGTAGAAGAAACAGGTATAGGAGTTATTCTTATATCACATCTTCGTAGGTCAGAAGGCGACAAAGGTTTTGAAGATGGCAAAGAAGTTACTATGAATAGTCTTCGTGGTTCAGCTTCTATAGGTCAGTTATCAGATTTAATTATTGGTATTAATAGAGATATTAAGTCAGATAAAAAATTAGCAAATTTAACAATACTAAAGAATAGGTTTAGTGGTGAAACAGGTAAAGCCTGTACATTGTTATATGATTTAGACACTGGTTGTCTGTCAGAAACAACACCTGACGTATTAGATGACTACTAAAAGAGCTACTGCAAAGCAAAAGAAAGATGCTTTGTTTTGGTCTGGGTTAGTAGCAGACGCAGTGGCGAAAGCCAAATCAACACATAAACCACAAACAATAACAATAGGAAATATTAAGACAGCATTTATGTTGCAAGACACACTAACGTCTATGGCGTTAGCAGGTGAAGATGCGGCGTGGAAAGTAGAAGTCTTATTAGAAACAGCACATTAATTATGAAACTACCAACAATAAATAAAAAGATATTAGACGCACCATTTGTGCATTGCTTTTGGAAAGATATAAATTCCTCCGCAATTTGGACTTCATTAAAAGAAGCTAAAGCAAGTAAAGTTACAATTTGTATTACAGCAGGTTGGCTTTTAAGAGCAGACAAAGATGTGCATGTAATTGCAGGTGATGTTAATTTTAATGATGATGGCACATTGGGTGACGTAGGTAACGTAACTACTATGCCTTCAGTAAACGTATTAAAGATTAAGAAGGTATCAGTTTGAGATACGTCTTTGATATAGAAACAAATGGATTTCTACATCTATGCGATAAGGTACATTGTATTGTACTAAAAAACATAGACACAGGAGAGATACTTACACCTAGCAATGAAGATGCTATTAAACTTTTAGAAGAAGCAGAATTAATCATTGGTCATAACATTATTAAATTTGATATTCCTGTATTAGAGAAATTATATTCTGCTACATTTAAGGGCAAAATTTTTGACACGTTAGTAGGTACAAGATTAGTCTATGCAGACATTAAAGAAAGTGACTTTTCTAAAAAAGATTTTCCTAAAGATTGTATAGGTAAGCACTCATTAAAAGCATGGGGTAATAGAATAGGTGAGTACAAAGAACAAATAGAAACAGATTGGCAAACTTTTACACCAGAGATGTTGGAGTATTGCAAACAAGATACAGAAGTAACATATAAATTATATAAAGTTTTAGAAGAAAAAGGTTACTCCCAAGAAGCTATGGATTTAGAACATGAAGTAGCTTCTTTAATATTTAAACAAGAACAACATGGCTTTACTTTTGACAGAGAAAAAGCAGAAGCACTATCTGTTAAATTAAAAGCAAGACAAGCAGAGTTAGCTGAAGAATTACAAGGTGTGTTTGAACCTATCGTAACTGAAAGATGGTCTACTAAAACAGGTAAGAAATTAAAAGACCAAGTTACTGTATTTAATCCATCAAGCAGACACCATGTAGCACAAAGATTAAAAGATAAGTATGGTTGGGACGCACAAGAATTTACCAGTGATGGTAAAGCTAAATTAGATGACAGTATATTGTCTAAACTTCCATACCCTGAAGCTAAAATATTATGTGAACACTTTTTATTAAACAAAAGAATTGCACAGATAGCAAATGGTTCACAGGCTTGGTTAAAGCATGAACGCAATGGTAAAATTCATGGCACATGTAATACAAACTCTTGTGTAACATCAAGAGCAAGTCATTCATTTCCTAATCTAGGACAAGTACCAAGTACGTCTGCACCTTTTGGTAAAGAATGTAGAGAATTGTTTACAGTACCAGAAGGCAAAAGATTAGTAGGCATAGATATATCAGGTCTTGAAGTTAGAATGTTATGTCACTTTATGTCAAAGTTTGACAATGGTGCTTACACTAAAGTTGTACTTGAAGGAGACATACATAGTGAAACACAAACACTTGCAGGATTAGAAAGCAGAGACCTTGCAAAGCGTTTCTACTATTGCCTACTCTATGGTGGTTCAGTTAAACGAGTGGCTGAAGTCATAAACAAACCACTTAAAGAAGCAGGTAAAGTTAAGAAAAGATTTTTAAATAATCTACCTGCATTAGCTAAACTTATAGAAGGCGTACAGTCTGCGGCTGAACGTGGTTACATAAAAGGTTTAGATAAAAGAGAAATTAAAGTTCGTAACAGCTACTCAAGTTTGAATACACTTTTGCAATCAGCAGGAAGTATAGTTTCAAAAAGATGGCTAGTAGAATTTAACAGAGAGATTAAGAAATTTAATAACGCACAACAAGTTGTATGGGTACATGATGAGATACAAGTTGAGTGTGAAGAACAAGACGCTGAAGACATTGGTAAGATAGCAGTAGAATGTATTAAACGTGCAGGTGAACACTTCCAATTAAGAGTGCCGCTAACAGGCGAATATAAAATATCAACTAATTGGAGTGGAACACACTAATGAAGAATAACAAATTCGATATTGACCTAAAGTATGGTCAAGAAAGAGAACAAAGACTAGCATCTATATTAGACAAAGATAAAAATAAAATAGAAGTTAAGACTGAAAGAGACTGGTGGTTTAAGACAGGCAACATTGCAATAGAAGTAGAATGCAATGGTAAACCTTCAGGTATCATGGCAACCAAAGCTGACTATTGGGTACACATATTAGCAGAGGGTGACAAAGATTATTGCAGATTAATATTTGATACTAGAACAATAAAAAGATTAGCAAAAAAATACATAGGTACACTTAAAAATGGTGGTGATGGTTGGCGTAGTAGGTTTGTTTTAATACCTTTAGCCGAAATATTTTTACCAAAAAATTTAAGCAAATCTATGCAGGAGAGGATAGTTAAATAATGTATAAAAAGAAAAGAGTATTAGTAATTGATGGTGACATACTTGCATACCAGATAGCAACTAACAACGAACAACCTATCAACTGGGGTGATGGCTTATGGACATTACATGCAGATGAAAATAGTTGCATACAACAATTAGATGCAGTGATAGATGATTTAGGTTCTGGACTATCAGGTGATGATTATGTTGTAGCACTTACAGATAAGAATAATTTTAGAAAAGATGTTCTTCCTACATACAAAAGTAATCGTAAAGAAAAACGTAAGCCAATAGTTTTAGGTGCAATGCGTGAACATATTATGAAAAAACATAATGGTGTTATGTGGGCTAACCTAGAAGCAGATGATGTCATGGGTATTATGGCAACCGAACCTACTGTTGATGAAGAAAGAATATTAGTTAGCATTGATAAAGACATGCGAACTATTCCATGTAACCTTTCACAAGATGGTATGACAATAGAACAGATACCAGAGAAGATAGCTAATTATAACTTTATGATACAGACAATCATGGGTGACAAGACTGATGGCTATGATGGTATTGAAGGTGTAGGTATTAAGACAGCAGAAAAGTTATTACTTAAATATACTAACTGCACACTGCCTGACCTATGGAAGATAGTCAAAGGTATCTACAAAGAAAAAGGTTACACACAAAAGGAAGCTCTACAACAAGCTAGGGTCGCACACATTTTAAGACATGGAGAATACAATAAGAAAACAGGGAAGGTAAAACTATGGACGATATAAAAAAACCAATGCACTACAATCAAGGTGGTGTTGAACCCATAGATTATATTACTAAAAACAAACTCTCGTACTGCGAGGGCAATGTTGTGAAGTACATTTCTCGTTGGAGATTTAAAGGTGGCATACAAGATTTAAAAAAAGCTAAACAATACATAGATTTTATTATTGATAAAGAAGCACAACCCAAAGTAACAGAAACAAAAGATGATTGATTACGATAGAGATGAGTTACTTACTGACTTCGGTAAGACAACTTTAAAAGATAGGTATTTACTACCAGAAGAAACATCACCGCAAGATGGATTTATGAGGGCGGCAAAAGCATTTTCAGATAATGATGAGATGGCAGAAAGAATTTATAACTACGCTAGTAAACTTTGGTTCATGTACTCAACACCTATTTTATCTAATGGTGGTACTAACAGAGGTATGCCTATCTCTTGTTTCTTAAATTATGTTGGTGATAGTAGAGAAGGATTAACAGGACACTACACAGAGAATGCTTGGTTAGCATCTATTGGTGGTGGTATCGGTGGTTACTGGGGACATGTAAGAAGTGATGGTGTTAGTACATCAGGTGGTTCGCAATCGTCTGGTTCAATACCTTTTCTTCACGTTGTAGACAGTGAGATACTTGCATTCTCTCAAGGTAAAACAAGGCGTGGAAGTTATGCGGCATACATGGATATGTCACACCCAGAGATAATAGAATTTTTAGAAATGCGTAAGCCTAGTGGTGGAGACATACATAGAAAATGTCTTAACCTGCATCATGCAATAAATATATCTGATGAGTTTATGCAGTTAATAGAAAAATGTATTGCTGAACCTACCTATGATGACAGTTGGAATTTAATTGACCCTCATACAAAGAAAGTAATACGAACTGTATCAGCTAGAGAGTTGTGGCAAAAATTATTAGAGACAAGAGTTGCTACTGGTGAGCCTTATGTTTCATTCATAGATACTATCAATGACGCATTGCCTGAAACACAAAAGAAACTAGGATTAAAAGTACATCATTCTAATTTATGTACAGAGATTACATTACCTACTAATGAAAATAGAACAGCAGTGTGTTGTTTGTCTTCAGTTAATTTAGAAAAGTATGAAGAGTGGAAGAACGAGCCATTGTTTGTACCAGATTTAGTTAGGTTTTTAGATAATGCTTTGTCTTACTTTATAGAGAATGCACCAGAAAGTGTATTCAGAGCAAAGTTTAGTGCGGCTAGTGAAAGAAGTATTGGGTTAGGAGCTATGGGTTTCCACGCATACTTACAATCTAAAGGTATACCTTTTGAAAGTGCGTTGGCTAAAGCTCTTAATTTAAAAATATTTAAAAAGATTAAACAAGAAGCAGTTGAAGAAAGTGAAAGACTAGCAATTAAAAGAGGTGAAGCTCCTGATATGGAAGGAACAGGCAGACGTAATGCACACCTGTTAGCCATAGCACCTAACGCATCATCATCTATTATTTGTGGTACGACATCACCATCAATAGAACCATACAGAGCTAACGCTTATGTACAAAAAACAATGTCAGGTTCTTTTCTAGTTAAGAATAAATATTTAGAAAAGTTACTAGAGAAAAAAGGCATGAACACTGACGCAGTGTGGCAATCTATTGTAGCACAGAGAGGTTCTGTATTACATTTAGATGAACTATCTGATTATGAAAAAGATACATTTAAAACATCTATAGAAATTAATCAGCAATGGATAATAGAACATGCGGCAGACAGACAACAATTTATATGTCAAGGTCAGTCAGTAAATGTATTTGTACCTGCTGATGTAAACATTAAAGAGTTACATGACATACACATGTTAGCTTGGAAAAGAAAAATTAAAACTTTGTATTATTGTAGAAGTGAAGCAATTAAACGTGCAGAGTTAGTATCAAAAAAAGTAGAAAGAACAATCATACCAGAAGCAGATTGTTTAGCTTGTGAGGGATAAATAAAAATGAATTACCCACCAATTAAATCTTTTGGTTTTAAAAATAAAACAAGAAAAAGAAAACAACAAAAACAATCAGTGTTATGGACTGTGTATCACACAATCCTAGCAGTGGAATTATTAATCATAATTATTATAGAAGGGATTGAATTATTAAGATGAGTTTATTTAAGAAGAGAGCATACTACAAACCTTTTGATTACGAATGGGCTTTTCAATCATACGATATGCAACAAAAAATGCACTGGCTACCTAGTGAAGTACCATTGCATGAAGATGTAAGAGATTGGAATGAAAGACTAAGTGCAGAGGAAAAAAATTTAATAGGACAAATATTAAAATTTTTTACGCAAGGTGATGTTGATATAGCACAAGCCTATTTAGATAAATATATTCCACAGTTTAAATCACCTGAAATAAGAATGATGTTATCTGCAATAGCTTCTAGTGAAGCAAACCATGCACATAGTTATTCTTTGTTGAATGATACTATTGGATTACCTGATAAGGAATACAAAGCATTTCAAGAATACAAAGAGATGTCTGATAAACATGAGTATTTATTTACATCTAAAGGTAAAGGTCTTGAAGGACTAGCTAGAGAGATAGCGTGTTTCTCTGCGTTTGGTGAAGGCTTACAGTTGTTTGCATCATTTGTTATGCTTCTTAACTTCCAAAGATATGGACGTATGAAGGGTATGTGTCAGATAGTAACTTGGTCTATCAGAGATGAGACACACCATGTTGAAAGCATGATTAAATTGTTTCATCAAATTATAAAAGAAAACCCAAATATTTGGACAGAAAAATTTAAAGCAAGTATCTATCAAACAGCTAGAGACATGGTTGACCTTGAAGATAAGTTTATTGATTTAGCATTTTCTATGGGTGGTATCAGAGGATTAAAAGCTGATGAAGTTAAAGAGTATATTAGATACATAGCAGATAGAAGACTACTTCAGTTATCTTTAAAACCTAATTATGGTGTCAAAGAGAACCCATTAGCGTGGTTAGATTGGGTATTAAATGGCGTAGAACATGCTAATTTCTTTGAGAATAGAGCTACAGAATATAACAAAGGTACTGTCACAGGTAATCTTTGGGACTAACCTTACACTTTTAGATGAAAAACGTAATGGAAGATTTAGTTCTGCCTGAAAATGTTAATGACTTTATTGAGTTGTTAAACAAAGTTTACCCTGAAAAATCACCTGATTTAAAAGATGATACTAAAACTATTTATTTTAAAGCAGGTCAAAGGGACGTAGTTAATTTTATCAACACACTTAAAGAGAGGGATAAATAATATGTGCGGTTCAAGACCAAAAATGCCACCTGCTCCAGAACCTGCTCCAACACCAGTTAACACTTCACAAACTGTGGGTGAACAAACTGCACCAGAGTTGGTTACAGCGAATGAACAGGATTTAAACATTAAGAAGAAAAAAATTAAGAAGTCAGGTACTTCTGCTTTAAATACTTCTTCAGGTTTAAACATAGCTACTAACACTACAGTCTAATTAGATGGAATACGCAGGTAGTTTACAGAAAGCTCATACAGCTAAAGAACGATATCTTAAACTACAACAAGACAGAGAACACTATTTAGATAGAGCAGAAGAGTGTAGTGAATTAACTATCCCATCACTTATTAAACCTGAAGGTTTTACATCTTCAGATGATTTATACAATCCATTCCAATCAGTTGGTGCAAGAGGTGTCAACAATTTAGCAAGTAAACTTCTTTTATTATTGCTTCCCCCTAACTCCCCATTTTTTAGATTATCAATTACAGGTGACGCTAAAAAAGAATTAGAAGAAAATAAAGACATGAAGACTGACATAGAGAAGTCTTTGTCTGTAATAGAAAAAGAAGTATCAAGTAAAATTGAACAATTAGCATTAAGAGTTAGTGTGTTCGAGGCTTTAAAACATCTTATCGTAGGAGGAAATTGCCTTACTTATTTACCTAAAAAAGGTAGTATGAGAGTGTTTCCTCTATCACAATATGTAGTTAGAAGAGATGCGTCAGGTAATGTATTAGAAATAGTTATTTGTGAGAAAGCTAGTATTTTATCTTTAGGTCAAGAAGTATCAGAACAAGTTATTTCTGACCCAGATTATAAGTCTGATGAAGACATAGAATTATATACACATATTTACAAATTAAATGACAATGAGTTTTATGTTTGCCAAGAAGTAAACGGAATTAAAATACCTTCTAGTGTTGGTACATTTAAAAAAGAAAGAATGCCTTACCAAGCATTAAGAATGGTTAGAGTTGACAATGAAGATTACGGCAGAGGATATGTTGAAGAATTTATTGGTGACTTAAAATCATTAGAAGGATTATCACAAGCACTTGTAGAGAGTGCGGCGGCATCATCTAAAATAGTATTCATGGTTAGACCTAACTCTGTTACTAGAAAAAAAGATTTAGCTATGACTAGAAATGGTGACATCATTACTGGTACGGCTGATGATGTGTCTGTACTACAAGCACAGAAACAATATGATTTACAAGTAGTAGAAAGAAGTATTGCTAAACTAGAAGAAAGAATGTCTTACGCATTCTTACTACACACAGCAATACAAAGAGATGCAGAAAGAGTAACTGCACAAGAAATTAGATACATGGCAGAACAATTAGAGACTGCTATGGGTGGTATTTATTCATTACTATCACAAGAGTTCCAACTACCATTAGTTTCAATACTGATGAAGAGAATGGAACAAGCAAATGAAATACCAAAACTACCTAAAGGTACAGTTCAGCCAACTATTATTACTGGTATTGAAGCATTAGGTAGAGGTAATGATTTACAAAAATTAAGAGAATTTGTTGCAGAGATAGGAAATCTAGCACAGATAAATCCGCAAGTTGTTCAGGCATTAAACCCTGATGATTTAATCAAACGTATCGCTATTGGTTTAGGGATTGATACAGATGGTTTATTAAAATCACAAGAGCAACTAGCAGAAGAACAAGCGGCACAAGAAGAACAAATGCAAAATGACCAGATGATGCAAATGGCAGAGAAAGCTATCCCACAAGTCGCAAACAATCTAACTAAACCACAATAAGGAAACACAAATGGTAGATACAATAGAAATAAAACAAGAAGAGACTACTAGCGAAAAGCCAGTAGAAGAGAATGTTACACAAAGTAAACCTGAAGGCTTACCTGAAAAATTTAACAGTGTTGAAGATTTAGCAAAGTCATATTCAGAATTAGAAAAGAAACTTGGTGACAATACAAAAGAAGAAACACCTAAAGAAGATACTCCTAAAGAAAAAGCTAAAAATGATTTAGACATTGCGGAAAAAGCAGTGGAGAGTGCAGGTTTAAATATGGATAAACTTGCAACAGAGTATAATGAAAAAGGTGAGCTAGATGTTAAATCATACGAAGCATTAGAAAAAGCAGGTATACCTAAAGATTATGTAAACCAGTTTATTGAAGGTCAAAAAGCAATCGCTGACCAACAAGCAACATCTATTAAAGATATGGTAGGTGGTGCAGATGCTTACACAGAGATGTCTAATTGGGCGGCAGAGAATATGTCTGAACAAGAAAAGACTGCTTACAATACTGCGGTTAATTCTAAAGATATAGAAACTGCAAAGTTAGCAGTCGTAGGATTAAAAGCTAAATTTGAAAGTGCTAATGGTAATGAACCAAGTCTCGTAGAAGGTAAAGGTACAATCACAGGACAAGATGGTTATAGGTCTTGGGCTGAAGTTACTGCCGCTATGGGTGATGACAGGTATTCAAAAGACCCTGCTTATCAAGCAATGGTTCAAGATAAATTAAGTAAATCGGAGTTATAATATGAGCCTTTATAAAAACATGAACGCCAGAAAAAAATCTGGCACATCAAGACCAAAAAGTAAAAGTACGATATCCGCTAAAGCATATAAAAATATGAAAGCAGGATTTCCTAAAAAGAAAAAGACGACATAAAAAAAATAGTTGTGCAACGCTTATGCGTGGCAACTGCCAACTTTAATTAGCCAAATAACTTGACCCCTTGCGAGGGACAATCTTGACTAAATAACTTATTGAAGAGGCTTTTATAAACTAACATCAAAAAAGGAGACAATCACATGTCAAACGCAAATCCAGTTAAATTCGGAAATGCTAATAGTGGTGGAACTCGTGATGATGCCCTGTTTTTAAAAGTATTCGCAGGTGAAGTAATTACTTCATTTGACAGAGCTTCAAAAACACAAGGTGCTGATATGGTAAGAAGTATCAGTAATGGCAAATCTGCATCTTTTCCAGTAATGGGAAGAATTGGTGCGGAGTATCACGCAGTTGGTGCTGAAATATTAGGTTCTGCAGTTAACTCAAACGAAAAGGTTATTACAATTAATGACCTTTTAATATCTTCAGTATTCGTATCGAATATCGAAGAAGCAAAAAACCATTGGGACGTAAGAAGTGCGTACTCTACTGAAATGGGTAGAGCATTATCTTTCCAAAAAGATAAGCATATCTTACAAACTATTGGTCAAGCAACTCTAGCTAGTGCAAACGTAACTAATGGAGACGCTACAACTAACGTAGTCAACACAGGTATCGCATCTTCTACAGATGCTACTGCGGCTAATGCAATGATAGATGCTATCTTTGCGGCGGCTAAAGAACTTGATGCAAACTACGTTCCTTCAGAAGGCAGAAAATGCTTTATGAGACTTGAAGAATACTACAAATTAGCGAATGCTACTAATGCAGTCAATGTTGACTTCAGTGGTGGTGCTAATGGTGGTGTTGCATCAGGAAAAGTTGCAAAAATTGCAGGAATTGAATTAATACCAGTTCCTCATTTTGTATCTTCTAATGTTACTTCAGGTGCGGACGCAGGTTCAGCAACTAATGGTGGTTCAACTCCTCAAGCAGTTGACCTATCAAACTTTGTTGCTCTTGTATCTCACCCTTCAGCAGTCGGAACTGTTAAGCTAATGGATTTAGCTGTTGAAAAAGAGTACGACATCAGAAGACAAGGTACGTTAATGGTAGCTAAATACAGCATGGGTCATGGTGTATTAAGACCAGAAGCGGCAGTCGGAATTAAAGAAGCGGCATAGTCCCTCTTTACTTACATTGGGCGGAGATTAACACAGACAATCCGCCCAGTGTTCTCACACAAAATTTAACACAAAGGATAGATGACTACACAAATTACACCCACAAGCGAATTACAATCTGTAAATATCATGCTCTCTACAATCGGAGAAGCTCCAGTAAATAGTATTACTGGCACTACTACAGTTGACGTAAGTACAGCAAAAAATATTCTTAATGAAACATCTATGTCTATCCAATCACAAGGGTGGAATTTTAACACACATACAAATTATAAATCACTATCTTTAGACAGTGACAGCAAAGTACCCCTACCTTCAAACTGCGTAAAGGCTGACGCTAACTCTCAATTCAGACACTTAAACTACACTATTAGAAGTGGATATTTATACGATATGGAAAACCATACAGACGTATTTATCTCTGCACCTAAATCTGTTGATTTAGTTTTAGTACAACAATTTGAAGATTTACCAGAATACGCAAGACAATATATTACATTAAAAGCGGCAAGAAGATTTGCGGCTAGATTTATAGGTGATAAAGAAATTACACAATTAATTGGTCAAGATGAGAATGAAGCTCTTATGGCATTTCATCAAGCAGATAGCCAAGAGAGTGACATTAATATGCTTGAAGGTGATAGCAATACATTCTCTATAATTCATAGACCCACTAGAAGGCATTACTAATTATGGGAAGTGTTGTTTCACAATCTATTCCTAACTTCTTAAATGGTTTGTCTCAACAGACACCAACACAAAGAGGTATCAATCAGGGAGAAGACCAAGTAAATCTACAAAATGGTTTAGTAGATGGTCTATCTAAAAGACCTCCTTTAGATTTTGTAGCAACATTAGACAGTAGTAATATTTATTCTAACAAAACAAAATTTTGGCAAATACAAAGAGATGCTGATAATCAATACATTGTAGCTTTATACAATGGTGGAGTTAAAGTATTTGATTTAGCAGGTAATGAAAAAACAGTTACAGTTGCAAGTGGTTCAAGTTATCTAACTTCAACAAACCCTAGAGAAAACTTTAAGTTAGTTAACATTGCTGATTATACATTCATTGCTAACACAGCAACAACAGTAGCGGCTGACAGCACAACGTCTGCGGCTAAAGTAGAAGAGTTTTTAATTGTTTGTAAATTAACAAACTATGGTAGAGAATACAAAGTTGCATTGAAACACCCATCAATGGCACAAGAACTAGAAGTAGTCTTTCAGTTACCTTCAGGTAATGATGCGTCTACTGACAGTAAATTTAGAGATACAAATAAAATTACAGATATACTTTTGTATGGAACTTCTAGTACACACTGGGACAGTGCGGCTAATGGTATTGGATTTAATGTTAGAAGAACTGACACTAATGCTTCAGTATCAACAACACAAGGATTAGCAAACTATTCTGGTTTTACATCTCATTTTACATTTGAAGCATTTGATAGTGTTATTTATGGAAAACCTACAGACCAAAATGCTAACTATACTATAACTACCTCTGATGGTTCTGGTAACACAGCCATGTATTCTATTAGAGATGAAATACAAGATTTTAGTAAGTTACCTTTTTATGGAAAAGAAGGTGTAATTATAAAAATTACTGGAGAAGAAGGTGATACGTTATCTGATTATTATGTAAAATTTTCAGGTAAATCTGGTGTATGGAATGAAACTATAGCACCTGCAACTTCTGTAGGTTTAGATAATTCTACAATGCCACACGCATTGGTTAATAACAACAATGGTACATTTACATTTCAAGAATTAGATTGGACAGATAGAACTTGTGGAGATATTGACACTAACCCTAATCCAACTTTTGTTGGTAAAAAAGTTAACAACGTAACATTTTACAAAAACAGATTAGGTATTTTATCAGGAGAGAATTTAGTATTAACAGAAAATGCTTCTTTCTTTAATTATTTTGCAACAACATCTACACAAGTATTAGATACTGACCCTATTGATATAGCGGCTTCAGGTACACAAGTTAACACACTTAAAAACTCTGTTGGCTTTAATGAAAGTTTATTATTATTTTCTGATACAGCACAATATAAATTAGATAGTTCAGGTGAAAGTATATCACCTACAACAGCTATACTTAATGAAGTATCGTCATTTGAACATGATGATAAAGTAACACCAGTATCAGCAGGTAAGTTTGCATACTTTGCACAAGCAAGAACAAACAATACAGCAATAAGAGAATACTTTGCTGATGATGATACACTTACTAATGATGGTATGGACATTACAGTATCAGTAGGAAACTTAATACCTACTAACTGTTATCAAATTGTAAGTAATACCACAGAAGATACACTTATATTTCTAGCGTCAGATACAGCAGATAGTCAAACAGCACCTTATAGTGGCACAGTGTCTACAACATACGCTAACACAATGTATATCTATAAGTATTTCTTTGATGGTGGTGAAAAGGTGCAGAACGCATGGTCTAAATGGGAATTTAAAGGTGTTAAGATTATTGGTGCTATGTCATTAGAAAGTTTTATTTATGTATTAGCGTCAGAGGGAACTACTACAAAACTATTAAAAATAGATTTAAGAAATTTAAAAGATACAACAATAGGTCATGGAGTTTATATTGACCTTAAAACTTCAGTTACAGGAACGTATGATGCGGCAACAGATTTAACTACGTTTACCTCACCTTATGGTGCAAAGACTGGTTTGATTGCAGTAGATAGAACTAATGGTAATAACTACACAGCAACAAATACAACAGGTTCAACATATACAATCGCAGGAGACCACACAGCGTTATACATTGGTGTTCCTTACGAAAGTAAATACACAATGTCTACACAGTATGTCAGAGAAAATACTGGAAGAGGATTAGTAGCAGTAACTTCAGGTAGATACCAAATAAGAAACATATCATTTAATTTTGAAAACAGTGGGTTCTTCCAAGTAGAAGTTACTCCTAATAATAGAGATACATCAACAGCTATTATGAATGGTTATGTAATTGGTACAGCTACATCAATAGTAGGGCAACCTGCTATAGCAACAGGCACATTAAGAGTACCTGTACAATGTCAAAACACAGAATTTACTTTAGATATTAAATCGTCATCTCACTTGCCTATGTATATCGCAGGTGCAGAGGTTGAAGGTTATTATCACAATAGAGCAAAAAGGATTTAATGAAAGAAAATTACGTTAGAAAAGCAGAATTAAAAGATGCGTTAGAGTTAGCACCGAAGATTAGAAAAGGGGACAGACAAGAAATTATGGCTTCCAATGGAGCAACTCCGTTAGAGGCATTGGTAATACCATTTACAGAAAAAGGTAAGATTTATTCTATTATTGGAACAAAGTCAGAAGGTGTAATTGGTATGTTTGGTTCTGTACCATCAAAAGAAAAAGGCTACGGAGTAGTTTGGTTATTGTCTAGTGAAACTTTATTTAAACATACTAAACAATTTATTAAAGAGTGTCCTAAATGGGTAGCAGAGATGAGTAAAGATTATGAGTACGTTTACAATTTTGTAGATGAAAGAAATTGGAAAAGTTTAAAGTGGTTACAATTTTTAGGGTTTGAACCCAAAACAAAAATAGGAGATTTCGGTATCGGTAAGATGCCATTTTTATTAATGATGAAAGAGGTAAATAATTAATGTGTGACATTCAAGCGGCACTTCAAGTAGCAGGAGCAGTTCAATCTTTTAGACAAAAGAAAGCTGACAATAAAGCTATTAGAAGAGACCAAGAGACAACACGAAGTAACGCAGATAAAGCATATTTACACGACATGGTTAAAATTGACCAAGAAAAAGTTAATGCTGATAGAGAAAAAGCGTTATCAGAAATTAGAACTAAAGCTAAAAGAGATGGCGAGATTGCACAAAAAGTAAATTTAGGAAACGCTAACAGTACAAAAATTGTACAATCACTTGGTGCTTTATATGATGAAGATTGGATAGAGATAACTAGAGGTTATGACAAAGACATTCAATTATTTCAAACCCAACAATCAGAAGCATTCGCTAATCAAGCAAAAACTTATAACAGTTTAAAACCACCTACAGAGCCATCAAGAACTGGATTAATGCTAGACGTAGCTAGTGCGGCTAATAGTGGTTATCAAAGAAGTCAAACTAATAAAGAGGCGAAGAAATAATGGCTAAATATCAAAGACAAGGAACAAATAAATATTATGGTGCAGGTAATGCAGGGTATGTATCTAGCGGTAGCAGTGCTGATGGTTTAGCTAAATCGCTTACAAACGCAGGTTATAAAATTGGTGAAGCTGAAAATTTAAGAATTGATAGAAAAAAAGATGAAGCTATTGCAAAGATAGATGAGTTATATGCTACTGGTAAATCTTTTGAAACTATCCAAGCAGAGATTATTTCAGGTAAACATAAAGAATTAACTGGTAAATATATTGAAGCTACTACTAATTATCATGCAGGAAGAGTTAAAGCACATGAAGTAATAAATACTATTAAAAAAGCTAAAATAGATGATGGCTATGATATTTCAGATGAAAGTATGAGCCTTGAATTATTTTATAAAAAACACATGCCTGATACTAAATCAATGGACACTTCTACGTTATTAGGTTTTACCACACAGTTTAATAAATTTAGACATGCAGATGCAATCGAAGATGCTGAAGCTAGAGGTAGATTTAATTCAGAAGAAAAAGTTAGAAAAGGTGCAATGCTGTTAGACGATATTCCTACAGAAAATATAAAAAATGAATTGTCAGATTTTATTACAGGATTACAAATAAAAGTACCTAATGGTGATGGTTCAAATACACCAAATCTATTACACACAAATGCAGAAACTTTAGCTATTATTAGAAGAAGTATAGTTGACATCATTGCTAATGCTAAAACAGAAACAGATTTAAACAGAGCAGATGTATTGTTAAATACAAATTTAGGTTATTCAAAAAATGGTTCAGCTATTGGAACTATAGCGTCAAGAAAATCAAAAGAAATTTTAATTATTCAAGATAAATTAGAAAAGAAAAGAAGAGCATTAATTATTAATGACAGGACAGAAAAATCTGAAGATGAAAAACAATTAGTTAGAGATGTAAATGCGGCTATCTTTGAACAAGTAGAATACGGAACTTCTGATGGAGTTCAATTAAGAGATAAAACTTATGCAGAAAAGATGGAACTGCGAGACCAATTAGAAGAAATAGGGGTAGCTTCATACGTAGAAAATTTTGATAGATTGATGAACAACAACACTTACATTGATACTGACCCTGAAGTTTACAATCAATTAGTGTCTAGTATTTATGATGGTGAGTTTACTAGCCAAGAAGAAATTTCTAAAGCAATAAATGAATTAAACATAGACCCTAGATTACTTTCACCGACATTGTCGTTATTTGAAAGTTGGTCAAAGTCTAGCACTAAACAAGGTTCAGTTCATACAACAAACACAACGTATAAAGAAGGTCTTAAATATATTGAGAGTGCTGTTAGAGGTAATTACACATCAAATGGAATACTTAAAGAGAACGGAAACAAAGCTATTAGAAATGCACACAATTACATGAAGAAAGAATTGTATGATTTTGAATTTAAATATGCACAAGACAATGATGGTAAACAGCCTTCTACTTTTGAACGTGAAGAATTTTTAAAGAAAATGGGTGACATAGTTATTGAGAAATTTGTTGAAGGTACTGGTGGAGACCCAACAATGAAAACTATGACTGAATATGAAGAAGACATTAAAACTAAACAGGCAGAAAAAGATGCTAAAGATGCTAAATATGAAGCGGCAGGAGTATCTGAAACTACCGAAGCTATAGCAAAAGCATTAGATGACGCAAGATTAGAAATACCTGCTAAAGTAAAAGAGGCTTTAGACAAGTTTGATAGTAACATTTTTGGTTTTGGATTTGGTCTTAATGATGAAAATTTTGGTAAATCTGAAAGTGAGGATAGACAAACATTTGCTAATGAGAAAATTCCTTCAGTAGTTGCAGATATATTAAAAGACGTTCCTATTACAATGGAAGTTATTGAAGCAATGGAAACTTCTGATTTTAATAGTTTAAAAGAACAAATTGCAAAAGCTATACAAGCAGGAACAAACAAAGCATTAGGTTCAATTACCACACAACAAATAGACCAAGCACTACAATTAATTATTAAGAGAGGCAGTTAATGGCATCATTTAGTACATCACTAGGTACAACAATTACAGATAACACCACTACCGCAGATTTACAAAAACCAGATAGTGCGGCATTAGCATTAGAAGAAATACAAACAGAAAATTTTTATAACACTTTAAAAAGTTATTATTCTTATAGAGAAAAAGACACAAGTTTTGATGTTATGTCTCACGCAGATTTATTAGATTATTTTTATGAAGATAGGTCTTGGAGAAACAACAATACTATATCTATGGGTATGGATATGGCTAATGTTTTTGGTGAAGAAGATGAAAACAGAATAAGAGAATTTTCTTACATACAACAAACGTATGCACAATTACCTTCATTTTGGAATGACCCAAATAGAAACTTTGGTTCATGGTTAATTGACAATGGTGGTGCTATGTTAGCTGACCCAGTTAACTTAATAGGATTAGGTGTTGGTGGTCAAGCGGCAAAACAAGGTTACAAAGCCGCTTTAAGAGTTGCTCTTAAAGATAAGATGGCTAAAGAAATATCAGAAATTACAATCAGAGAAACCGCAAAAGAAGCTGAAAAATTAGCTTTAGGTAACGCAATTAAAAAAGGTGCATTAGCAGAAGGTTATATCAATGCAGGTATTGCAGGTGGACAAGATATATTATTACAAAATACTGCTGTTAAAGCAGGTATACAAGATGAAGTTAGTCTAAAACAATCAGGCATAGCAACTGCCGCAGGTTTTGGTTTTGGTACTATCTTTGGTGCAGGATTTACAGCAGGTGCTTTTAAATTAACAAATAGAAGTCTTGCAAAAAACTCTGTTAAAAATCTAAATGACATTCACAATTATGGTAAGAGTACCACTACAGGTGCAAAACTATTTGATGAATTAACTATTACAAACAAATCTAGTAAAGCAGATGTCAATGCTCCTAAAAACGAAAAACCCCCAAAAACTACAAAAGAATATCTTAAAAAATTAAGAGGCGATAAAATTAGACCAGACGATAAACCACCTAAATTAGCTATCAATGCTACTAAACAAAAACAAGGTGGGTTTGAAGCATTTGTAAAAAATAGTATTGCAGAAGTTACAGAACAAATAGAAAAGAAAACAATTACTAAAGAACAAATGTTAGCAGATGTTTTAGAGTATGGTGGAGACGAAAAGAAAATGAGAAAGTTAGCAAACAACATGGCTAACTCTGATGAATTTAAACGATTGTATGTAACTGTAATGTATCAGAAAAATGCAATTAGAACTATTTATGACCATATAGGTGCGGTCTCAACAGAATTAAAAAGAATAGATTTAACTGATAATGAAATAGACGATATGTTAAATGAGTTAGCTACTTATGATAATGAATTAAGAAATAGAATAAAATTATTAAGTTCAGGTGGTGAAAATGTTGGTAGAGGTTTATTTGCATTTCAATCAGATGCTATAGGAACTAAATCAGCAAAACTACTTGTTGACCCTGAAGACCCTACATTGTTAAGTAAGAAAAAAGGAACAAGAGAACAACAAATAGAATTTTGGAGAACTGTAGGAGATTTAGGAGATAGAGAACAACTTGTTGCGGCAATGCAAAATATAAAAAAAGCAGATGGTTGGGACATTGCGGCAGAATACGTTAACAACAACTTACTATCTTCACCTGATACACATATATTAAATATTGTATCTGGTCTTACACAAACAGTTTGGAAACCTGCAACTATGTTATTAAGGGGAGCAAACATGCTTCCGCATGATAAAGTTAGAGCAGGTCAAATAATGCGAGAAGCATTGCACACGTTTGTATATCAATTTGCTTACACAGGTCATGCTTTGAAAAGAGCAGGTAAATCTTTTTGGCAAGGTAGACCCATTTTAGATTCTGCACAAATGAAATACGACAGCAACATTAGACAAGGACAACTTCAAAGATGGATTAATGAATTTGGTAAAACTTACACTGATAGATTAGGTATGGCAGGTAAAGTTATTCAAAAAGGACAAAAAGTTGTTGGAGGTACTGTAACCTTACCTATGAGAGTTTTAGCGGCAGGAGATGAATTTCTTAAATCTATGGCTTTTAAAGCAAGAATGGCGGCTATAATTAATAGTAAAATTATAGATGAAACTCCTGATTTTTCTATTCTTAAAGGTGATGGGTTTAGAAAAAAATACAAAGAAAGAGCATTAGAATTACAAAAAGAATTTATAGATAACAAAACAGGTAGAGCTATAGAAATAGGAAACACTGTAGAAGATAGATTAAATGCACCTTTGCATTATTCAAGAGAATTAGCTTATGTTCAACCTGCTTCTCAAGTTAATCCTTTAACAGGAAATTCTGAAGGTGGACTTACAGGTTGGATATTATCGCAAACAGCTAATAAAGCTAAATGGACTAGAGTATTCGGTCTTCACTTTATAAACACACCATCAAATTTATTAAGATGGAATTTTCAACATTTACCTTTTCTAGGTAGATATCAATTTCAAATGAGACACTTACTTGCTGAAGCTGATTTACCAGATTTAGATGCAGGTGCTAGTACATTTAAAAAAATAACACATGGTTTAAGTAAAGGTAAACTTGGAAGAATGACTGCACCTATTAGAGGTGTGTTTGGTAAATCAAGATACCTAAACCCAGAGGCGGCGGCAGAGGCTAATGCTAGAATACAAATGGGTTATTTATTGTGGACTGGAGCATTAGGTCTTGTAATGGCAGGTAAAATTACAGGAGGTGGTAATAGAGATTGGAGAGTTAATAAAGAAAAAGAAGCTAACACAGGTTGGCAACCTTATTCATGGAAAACAAATGATGGCAGATATATTTCTTTAAATAGATTAGACCCATTGTTTACCCCAATGTTTATTATGGCTGATGTTATGGACGTGTATAGTAACTGGGCTAGAGAAACAGATGACTTACCACCAAGTATTGATAAGCAATTAACAGAAGTATCTATAGGTGCAATTACTATGTTGACTAGAAATATTACTTCTAAATTTTATACTAAAAACATTATTGAATTATTTAACTTTATGTCTTCAGATGATTTTATGAAATCAAGAAGTCCTGAACGTGCCGCCGCACAACAAGCCGCACAATTTATTTATAAAGGTATACCTATGTCAGGTGGTTTAAGATATTTAAACAGAGTAGGTGATGAGTGGGAAAGAGACTTATGGACGTTTATGGATAGACTAGGAACTATGAACCCTACTAATACATCAGACGCTACTATGCCTAAACGTAACATGTTTGGACAAACGATTGATAGAAAAAGAGGTTGGTTGTTTGGTCTAGGAGGAGACACAGGTTTATGGTCTACACCTTTTGCTATGACTAACTTTAAAAACAATGCAACTGCTAAATTCTTAATGGATAAAGAGTTTAATTATTTACCTCCTGCTAAAATAGATAAATATAGTGGTTTTAATTTAAAAAACTTACGAAACTCTAAAAATCAAACAGCATACGATAGATGGTTAGAATTAAAAACAGAAGTCTTTTTAGATAAAAATGGTAAAGCCATTACTAATAAAGATTATCAAGGTAAGAAATTTACTGTTCAAGAATACATTGAGTACGCTATCGCAACCCCTACAAGTAAGTTATACTTGCACCCTACAGGTGAGGTAATTGGTAAAGATTATCAAGTTCAATACATTATTGACGTTATACACCAAGTAGAAGGGGTAGCTTATAAGAGAATGATTAAAGAATACCCTGAAATTATGGAAAGATTTAAACTTCAAAATGAATATTTAAAAGATGAATTTCAAAATCAAAAATCCATAATAAAAGCACTAATTAACTAAACTTACACTTTTAGTAAAACCCAATCAAAAACATAAGGAAAATCATACATGGCAAATAGTTTTGTACGTTATACAGGCGATAACAGTACAACATCTTATTCTATTCCATTTAGTTACAGAAGTACGGCGGATTTAACTGTTACTTTAGCAGGGTCAGTTACTACAGCTTTTAGCTTAAATAGTGCAGGAACTACCCTTACTTTCAACTCTGCACCTGCCCAAGATGCGGCTATTGAGATTAGAAGAAGAACATCACAGACTACTAAATTAGTAGACTATGCTTCTGGGTCAGTTCTTACTGAAAACGATTTAGATACAGATAGTGACCAAGCGTTCTTTATGTCTCAAGAGGCTATTGATGATGCAGGAGACGTTATCAAAGTCTCTAATACAAATTTTCAATGGGACACACAAAATAAAAGATTAACAAATGTTGCAGACCCTGTAGACAATACTGATGCTGTAAACAAACAATTTATCTCAACTAATTTACCAAACATCACAACAGTATCAGGTATAAGTGCAGACGTTACAACGGTTGCAGGTATTTCAGCAAATGTAACAACAGTTGCAAATGATGCTACAGATATAGGTTTAGTTGCAACCAACATAGGTTCAGTAAATACAGTTGCCGCAGATATTACAAAAGTAATTGCTGTAGCTAACGATTTAGCAGAAGCAGTAAGTGAAGTAGAAACTGTTGCAAACGATTTAAATGAAGCAACTTCAGAAATAGATACAGTTGCAAATGCTATTACTAATGTAGATACAGTAGGTACAAACATTGCAAACGTAAATACAGTCGGTGGTATATCAGCTAATGTTACTACAGTTGCAGGAATTAGTGCTGATGTAACTTCGGTAGCAGGAATATCAACTGCTGTATCTAATGTTAACTCAAATAGTACAAACATTAATGCTGTTAATACTAATTCAGCTAACATAAACACAGTAGCAGGTATAGACACAGATGTAACTTCGGTTGCAGGTATCTCTAGTGCAGTATCAGCAGTAAATTCAAATTCAACAAACATCAATGCAGTTAATGCAAACAGTACAAATATAAATACTGTTGCAAGTAACAATACAAATATTAATACAGTTGCAACTAATAATGCAAACATCACAAGTGTTGCAGGTATTTCAGCAGATGTAACTACAGTCGCAACTGACATAGCAAATGTAAATTCTGTAGCAACTAATATTGCTTCAGTAAATAGTTTTGCTAATTCATATAGAATAGGTGCAACTGACCCAACAACTTCACTTGATGAAGGAGATTTATTTTATAACAGCACAGCTAATGTCTTAAAGTATTACACAGGCACAGCTTGGCAACAAATATCATCTGACACAGATGTTAAGACTTTAGTTTCAGCAAATGACACAACAGCAGGTTTTTTAAATGGAAAACTAGTAGCAGGTTCAAATGTTACATTTACTGAAAACAATGACGGTGGAGACGAAACACTTTCAATTTCAGCAACAGATAACTCAATCCCTTTTGCAATAGCACTTGGATAAATAAGGATAAATAATAATGGCTAATAATTTTAATTCAACAACTGCATCACTAGCAGATGCAACACTAACAACAGTTAAGACTACTACATCTAACAAGCAAGTAATGATTGGTTGTCTAGTATCTAATACTGGCACAACTTCTATCCTTGTTGATATAGTTCTTAATGATGGCTCTAACGATAGATACATTGTTAAACAAGCACCAGTACCAATAGGTGGTGCTTTAGAAGCTATATCTGGCAAGGTAATTATACCTAGTGGTGGCTCTGTAAAAGTTAAGTCTGACAATGCTTCTGGCATAGCAGACGTAATAATTTCAACTCTGGAAGACGTAGCTTAATGTATTTAGGAAACCAACCAGCATTATCTTACACAAGTTTTGCTAAGCAAGACTTCACTACAAGTGCGACTACATCTTATACATTGGATAATCCAGTAACTAACGCAAATGAGTTAGCATTATTTATTAACTTTGTAAGACAAGAGCCTACTACTGCATACTCTGCAAGTGGTACTACATTAACATTAACAAGTGCTACATCTTCATCAGATGATATGTACTGTGTGTATTTAGGTAAAGCTGTTCAAACTGTTAATCCACCAAACGCATCTGTTGGAATATCACAGTTATCTGCTACTGGCACAAAAAATTCTACTACATTTTTAAGAGGTGATAACACATTTGCTAGTGCTGGTGGAGATAACACTCCAGCTTTCAAAGCAACTTTATCTGGTAACCAAACTATAGCTGATAATGCTACAGTTAAAATTACTTTTGATACAGAAACTTTTGACACAAATAATGCTTTTGCATCAAATAAATTTACTGTTCCAAGTGGTGAAGCTGGTAAGTATAATATAATTTCTCAATTAACTTTTTATGATGGAAGTGACCATATTAAAAAAGTTGTACTTGCTATATATAAAAATGGTTCTGCTATAACAGAAGCTATTTATAATTTAGGTGGAGAAAATATGTTTAGATATGCTTTATGTAATAGTAATATTTTAAATTTATCTGCTTCTGATTATATAGAAATTTACGGTTATGCAGATACATCAGATGGTGGAACAATAGCAATATTATCTGGTAATCAACAAAGTTATTTTAGTGGATACAAATTAATAGGAGTTTAATAAATTATGGCAATAACAAAAATAATAGCAGACAGTATTACAAGTGGAGCAATAGCTAACACTCCAGCTTTTTTTGCAAGAAAAGGTAGCAATCAAACTGTTAGCAATGCTACACATACTTTAATAACTTATGATGTTGAAGATTTAGATAGTGATGGAAAATTTGCATCAAACAAATTTACTCCTACTGTAGCTGGTTGGTATCAAATAGGTTGTAGATTTAGATTTGATAGTGCTACTGATAGTGCTTATTCGCAAATATCAATTAGAAAAAATGGAACTGACATAGGTAAGCATGTTGAAGGTCAATTTGAAGTTTTAACAAAACAAATATATTCATTAATCTATCTTGATACTGATGACTATGTTGAAGTATATGCTTATCAATATACTGGTGGAAACGTAACTGTAAATGGTAACAGTTCACTAGATAGTACAGCAGCAATTTTTTATGGATACAAAATTTTAACATAACAACACAACAATGAGGATAATAACATGGCACAACTAAGTACAAAAATAAAATTATACGCAGCAGCAAATGGTGTTGCTAGTATTGATTTTACATCTGATGTTATGTTGCAAGATGACAGTAATGGAGCTGGTGTTTATATCAAGGAATGGAATTTAGATATTGCAGAGCCTACTGATACACAACTAGCATCATACGACACAGCAGCAACAACGACAGAAGCTAACAATGTAGTAATTTCTACAAGAAAAGCAGCTTATGGTTCTTGGGAAACTCAACTAGAAGAAATCTATGATGATGGAATTGACAGTTGGAAAACAAGAATTGCACAAGTTAAAACAGATAACCCAAAGAGTTAATATAAATGGCATATATAGGTAAGACACCAACAATAGGAAACTTCCAAGTCTGTGATGCAATAAGTGTTGTAAATAATCAAGCAGCATACACTATGCAAGTAGGTGGAGTTAATGTATCTCCAGAAAGTGCTAACCACATGCTAGTTAGTTTGAACGGAATTTTACAGCGAAGTGGAAGTTCATTCACAGTTAGTGGCTCTACAATTACCTTTGCTTCAAATTTAGTTACTGGTGATGTAATAGATTTTATTCAGATACTAGGTAATGTTTTAGACTTAGGAGTACCAAGTGACAGTACAGTTTCACTTGCTAAACTAACTGCAACAGGAACTAAATCATCTTCTACTTTTTTAAGAGGAGATAATACTTTTGCTGCTCCATCAGCTGGATTTACTTTATCTTCAACAGTTGCCACAACATCTGGAACATCAGTTAGTTTTACAGGAATACCTTCAACAGCTAGATTAATTATAGTTAATTTTTCTGATTACAGTAAAAGTGGAGGTAACGGAACATTAATTCAATTAGGCACATCTAGTGGTTTTATTACATCTGGTTATGCATCAAATGGTTCAAGATTTTCTGTTGGAGATGCAATTCTGGGAAGAAGTGGTGAAACTGCTGGTTTTTGTTTAGCTGATGAAAATTCAGACCTTGAAGTTGCTGGTCAAGCAATAATAACTTGTGTTGATGTTTCTAACAATAAGTGGGTTTTTTCATTTTCTGGTAGAGCATATGCTACACAAACTTTACTTTCAGGTGGTTTTGTATCTACAGGAGGAACAGTAACACAATTAAGAGTAAAACCATCTGGTTCAGACACTTTTGATACAGGAGAAATAAATATTCAATATATATAATTATGACTAAAATTATTTTAAATTTACAAACTAATGAATTAACTAAAGTTTCTTTAACTTCAGAAGAAGAAAACGAAAGAATTGAAAATCAAAAATTAGAGGATGCTAGAGAAACTGAATTACAAAATATAAAAACTAAAAAACATCTGGCAAACAAAAGTTACTAGACTTAGGATTATCCGAAGAAGAAGTTAAAGCACTAATAGGAGTTTAATCAATGGCTATCAACCTTGCCAACAATAACTCTCTTGCAAATATAACTGCATTACCATCAAGCATTAGTGGTGGTGGTATGACTTTAATATCAGAGCAGACAGCATCAAGTTCAGCTACAATAGATTTTACATCTGGCATAGATGATACTTATGATTCTTATGTGTTTAAATTTTATAATATTCACCCAGCTACTGATAGTGCTAATTTTCAAGTAAACTTTAGAGATGGTGGAACTGATTATGATGCAGTTAAAACAACAACTGCTTTTTTTGCTTTTCATCAAGCTAGTAATGGTAGTACAAATTTAGCATATTCAACTGCTTCTGATTTAGCACAAAGCACAGGTTTTTTTAAAATAATGACTACTATGGGAAATGATAATGAAGGTTGTGGTGTAGGAACTTTAAGAATTTTTAATCCTAGTAGCACTACTTTTGTAAAACATTTTATGTCAGATTGTAATAATTGGCACTCTAATGATTCTAATGCTACTGTAAATTGGAGAGCTGCTGGATATTGCAATACGACAAATGTTATTGATGGTGCACAATTCAAATTTGATAGTGGCAACATAGATAGTGGAGTAATAAAATTATATGGCATTAGTTAAGTATAACAACAATAGCATAAGTGCTGTAACCTCTACAGGATTACCTGATGATTCTTTAGTACCAATTAAAACTTTAACTGCTAGTAGTTCAGCAACATTGTCATTCGTACATGGAACTGATGGAGTAGTCTTGGATAGCACATATCCTATTTATAAGTTTAAGTTTATTGATATTCACCCATCTGTTGATGCTGCAAATTTAGAATTTAATATGAGTGTTGATGGTGGAAGCAATTACAATGTTGCAAAAACTAGTACTGCTTTTTATGCTTATCACACAGAATCTGGTTCAGCAGCAGCTCTAGCCTATGATGGTAATTTAGATTTAGCACAAGGAACAGGATTTCAAAAATTATTAGAAAATGTAGGCACAGATAACGACCAATGTGGTGCTGGAACTTTAACCATTTTTAATCCTAGCAGCGATACATTTGTTAAACATTTTATGTTTAGAGGTATGAGAAATGGTGCTTATGAGTACGCAGTAGATTATCATATTGCAGGTTATGGAAATACAACAAGTGCTGTCAATGCAATACAATTTAAAATGCACTCTGGAAACATAGATTCTGGTAAAATTAAACTCTACGGAATAAAGGATAGTTAATGAGCATAGTAAAATTAAATAACAAAGCAGTATCTAACGCAACAGCTATTGGTAGTATTAGTTCTTTAGGTAGTATGGTGTTTATTAAAAAACTAACAGCATCATCTTCTGCTACTTTATCTTTTGTTGATGGTTCTGATGGTGTGGTGCTAGATGATACTTATAAGGAATATATGTTTACATTTAAAAATATTCACCCAGCTACAGATGATACAAATTTTCAAATGAATTTTTCTACAGATGGTGGTTCTAACTACAATGTAGCTAAAACAACTACATATTTTAGAAGTATTCACAATGAAAGTAATGCTACTGCATTAATAGGATATGAAACTGCAAATGATTTAGCACAAGGAACAGGATTTAAAACTCTGTGTGATGACATAGGTGCAGATGCAGACCAAAATGCTAATGGAACTTTTAATTTATTTAATCCGTCAAGCACAACTTTTGTAAAACATTTTACTTGTAGAATTGCAGTTTCTCAATCAGCAGATTATGCTATGGATTTGTATACAGCTGGTTATGGTAATACCACAAGTGCAGTAAATGCTATTAGATTTCAAATGAGTTCTGGAAACATAGATGCTGGAGATATTTGCCTTTATGGTATTGCGTAACAATTAACAACTACAACTAACAAGGAATAAATTATGCCAAGATTTCATAATATAAATGGTGTGAATGTACAGTTCACAGCAGCAGAAGAAACAGCTAGAGATGCTGAAGAATTAGCTTATGCTAATGGTGCATTTGATAGAGCAATGGCAGATTTAAGACAAAGAAGAAATAGTCTTTTAACTGCTACTGATTATCTTGCTTTATCTGACAATACTTTAACAACTGAAATGTCTACATACAGACAAGCATTAAGAGATTTAACTGATGGATTAACTACACTAGATGAAGTTAATGCAGTTAGTTTTCCAACTAAACCATAATGCCTAAGAAACTAACCTCAAAACAGTATGCTGACGTGGCTACTGGGGTTAGACTTTCATCACATGAGAAACTTTGTGCTGAACGAATGAATAACATTCTAAAAAGCATAGATGAAATGAAAAAAGAAATTAAGTCGTTAAGACAAGATGTTTCTATGGGTAAGGGTGGACTAAAAGTTATCTTAGCTGTTGGAACACTTGTAGTTGGAATTATAGGGTTCTTTCAGTTTAAATAATGGTTTTTAAATATGTGTTGATACTGCATTTATGTTCATTTGCAGGACAACCTCAATGTTACAATCCTAAAGTAATGCCTTTAGAGTTTGACACACATTACGATTGTATTCAACAAGGCTACATTAAAGCATCACAAGCAGTAGAAAATATAGGAACAGATTTAGTTAACAAACAAAAACTTGCAGTCAAATTTGAATGCAAAGAATTAAAACAGGAAACAACATGATAATATACGGATACACACCAAAAACTTGGAAAGACAAAGCAGTAATATACTGGGGTAATACAAATAAAAAACTTTTTACACTATTTGTAATATGGTCAGTTATTCTTTGGGCAATGTAAGATGTGGTTAGCGTTATTAAAAAATCCTCTTACCAAAATTATAGCAGAAAAAACTTTTGGTGCTATTTCCCACAAATTACAAAAAGATAAAATTGTAAGAGAAAAAGAACTTGATGCTGTAGCACAAATTTCAATAGAACAAATTAAACAACAAGAACACTCATGGAAAGATGAATGGTTATGTTTATTTTTCACAGCTTTAATGGGTATGCACTTTGTTCCATATTTTCAAAACACAATGCAACGTGGTTGGGAAATATTACAAACTGCTGACCCAATGTTTTTTTACATAATATTGACAATCGTAGGAGCTTCATTTGGAGTAACTACTATGAATAAGTTAAAGAAAAAGTGATTGATAGGTTTTTCTACGCATTCTTTGGTTCTATCGACAGAGTGTTTGAAAAACTAAACAAGAGTGTAGACGACCTATGGACGTTTGACTTTCCTAATTGCAAACCTAAAAACCATGCGAGACACAAAAAAGCTAACAGAATTTACAAAAAATAAAGAACATAAAGATAAAGAAATGCTTTTGTTTAAAAATCTTAAAAAAGAAGTTTCTGTAAATGCAAACGGAACTAGAGAATATGTTATTAAAAAAGGTATTAACAAAGGAAAAATTGCTAAATGAAAATTAATGAAAATACAGCAGTAAGTATGCCAGTTAAAAACATGATTGGTATAGTTATAGCAGTAGCAATGGGTGTATTTGCATACACAGAAGTTACAGCTAGACTTACTTCGTTAGAGACTTCAAGAGAATTATTTGAAAATGACTTACTTAAAAAATCTGAACAAGTGCCTACTGACCAAGAGCAACATTTTTTATTAGAAGACCTTTATAAAACAGTAGAGAAATTACAGTCTACGCAAGAAATGAATATGACTAATAAAGTCAATATAGAATTTTTAAAATCACAACTTGAAAAAGCGTTAGCTGATATTGAACATTTAAAAGATAAGGTGAGAGCAAATGGTAATGGAACTCACTAATGACTGAAATTGTTATTGCATTATTAATGATTGTTAATGGTGAAATAAAAGAACACCGAATACAAGACAGCATGTCAAACTGTTTAAAGGGCAAAAGGATTGCCATGCGTGAAGCAAAATCTCACATAGAATACCAATGTATAAAATCTAAAGCAGAAACAGAAATTTATGTAGGTAAGAAATCCATTAAAAAATTAATATTAGAATAATGGCTAAAAAATTTAAAGATTTTGTTGTTAGAGAGAAACCAAAGAAAAGAGTACGAACACATAAGAAAAGGTTAAACAAAAATGAAAAACGAGACCATAAAAAATACAACCGACAAGGAAGACCCCAATAATTTAGAGACAGTCTTAAAAGAGTTACCACAACTATTGGTAAACCATGCTTATAAGAAATTAAAATCTGGGGAAGATTTAACAGCTTCAGAAATGAAAGTATGTTTAGAAGTTTGTAAAACATACAGTAAAGAACCTTTATCTAAAAAAGAAGATAACATTTTAGACGAAGTACCATTTGATGATGGATAAACGATTAAAGAATTTTAAAAATTTTTTGTATTTGTGTTGGAAGCACTTAAACCTGCCTAACCCTACACCTATACAATTCGATATTGCAGATTACTTACAGTCAAACGAAAAGAGACTTGTAATAGAAGCATTTAGAGGAGTAGGTAAATCTTGGATTACCTCTGCTTTTGTCTGTCATCAATTACTTCTTAATCCACAAAAAAATATTTTAGTAGTATCTGCTAGTAAAACTAGAGCAGATGACTTCAGTACCTTTACACAAAGGTTAATCGGAGAGATGCCACTATTACAACACTTGATACCTAGAGATAATCAAAGACATTCAAAAGTATCATTTGATGTAGCACCTGCGTTAGCCTCCCATGCACCATCAGTTAAATCTATGGGTATTACAGGGCAGTTAACAGGTAGTAGAGCAGACATTATCATTGCTGATGACGTTGAGAGTGCTAATAACTCCCAGACACAGCTTATGCGAGATAGATTGTCAGAGACAGTCAAAGAGTTTGATGCGATTATTAAACCTAACACAGGTCGTATTATATTTCTTGGTACTCCGCAGAATGAGATGTCATTATACAACTCATTAGAAGAAAGAGGATTTAAGACAAAGATATGGACTGCACTTGTACCTAACCAAACACAAAAGATTAGTTATGGTCACAAACTTGCAGACATTATTCAAGGTACAGAAGGAGACCCCACAGACCCCAAAAGGTTTGATGCGGTAGACCTTATGGAAAGACTATCATCTTATGGTCGTTCAGGTTTTAACTTACAATTTATGTTGGACACAAGTTTGTCTGATGCAAATAGATACCCTCTAAAGTTAAATGATTTAATTGTAGCTTCAGGTTGCTCTACATGGAAAGATGCACCTGCAAAGATACAATGGGCTTCATCACCAGAGCAAATGAAAGCTATAGACCCTGATATTCCCAATGTGGGACTTAAAGGTGATTATTTTGTAGCTCCTATGATGATGAGTGAAGAATTTACAGCCTTTGAAGGCACAGTAATGTCCATTGACCCATCAGGTCGTGGAGAAGATAAAACAGCCTATGCAGTGCTTAAAATGCTTCATGGAGTGCTTTATCTGACCTCTGTAGGCTCACTAGAAGGTGGTTATTCAGAAACTACTATGGCAAGACTGTCTAACATTGCGAAAAAACATGATGTGAACTATGTGGTCATTGAGAGTAACTTTGGTGATGGTATGGCAACACAGTTGTTAAAACCTGTCATGGCAAAGATACACCCATGTGAGATAGAAGAAGTTAGACATAATACACAGAAAGAAAAACGTATTATAGACACACTAGAGCCTTTGATGAATAGTCATAGGTTAGTTGTAGATGACTTACTAATACACGAAGATTTTAAGAATGAACCTGACCATCAGTTGTTTAGACAAATGACAAGACTGACTAGAGACAAAGGTTCATTAAGACATGATGATGCTATTGATGCTTTAGCTATGGCGGCAAAGTATTGGGTAGACAGAATAGATAGAGACCAAACATTATCTTATAATCAACACAAAGAAGAATTGTTAGACCAAGAATTAGAAAGATTTATGGAAAACAATATCGGAAGGACACAGACTAAAGACAGATGGATATAAACCAGACAAAAGAAGCCGTTAAAAAAGAAGAAGGCTATAGATTAGAAACATATCATTGTACAGAAGGACATCTTACAGGTGGCTATGGTCACAAGATGTTAGAAGGAGAGACAGCTCCTACAGACCACGCAGGTTGGCTAGTATTATTCGAGAGAGACTTTGCTAGAGCTGTAACTGGTGCTGATGATTTACTGATGTTATGTCCAGATATTAACGACAGTGCAAGGAACATTGTGGTTGAGATGGTGTACCAAATGGGTGCTTATGGGGTGTCCAAGTTTAAGGGTATGCTTAAAGCTCTACAAGATGAGGACTACAAGACTGCCAGTGTGGAGATGCTAGATAGTAGATGGGCTAAACAGACACCCAATCGTGCTAATCGAATGGCAGAACGCATGGCAAATATTTCATAGAAAATTATGAGGGGGTATCGTATTACACTGGACGGCAAGTTTCCCCCATACGCCACGCCAAAAAGTCCACAAAAGGCGTAGTATATAGGTTATAAGCGGTTTTTTCTGTGTATAAGGACAGCATATCCTTTGTTTGTTGCCGTTTGCGTTTTTCTTTTTGTGTGTGTGAGAGAGGGTCT